GCGTCATTTGCACCACCGCCGATCGTTGCCTTCTGCCCCCAGCATCCTGGTGCGATGGGGTCCGCGTGTTAAGAGCCCAAAACGGTGGCTAATGAGCCTCAATAATTCCGTGCTAAGAGGGTATAGCCCTAAATGCCGACAGACTGCACGGGTTCACGCTAGTTCACGCAGATGTACAGTCGCCCGAGTAGCGTCGGGGGATCCCATACAACGCTACATTTTGTTGTCACCGTGACTTTGGTGACATCGGCGTCCATTTTACGGATATCCCTGACCTTGAGTTAGGCATTACCCCGGCAGAACGGGCTCAGCGTGCACTTGCGCAACAAGCTGCCTTTCTTGGTGCCTCCCTTGTAGGTGCTGGTGCGACCCATCAAGCGCAAGAGCTCCGGAAGACTCTTTTAGAGATCGCCGGGACCCTTCAGAGCAATCGCGACAGCAAGCTGCACGATTGGACGCTTCGTCAGAAAGAGGCGTTCCGCGTGTTGCCCAATCTGCTCCAATTTTCGGCGCAGGACCCTAACTCGTCGAAACTGGCCGGAAGAGACCGCAAGTTTCTAGCCGACCAAGCAGTCCGCAAGGCAGCCCAAGAATTTTGGAACATAGCAGCTCCAAAGCCCATCAAAGAGATCGCCAACTTTGTCAACAAAGAGGTGCTTTCCGGCAAGACCAACAAGCCGAAACCGGTACCTGCCAAGCCCAAGCCAAAGCCAGCACCTGTTATTGCCCCAGGTCAAGTGTTACAACCAGGCAAACAGATGCCGCCCAAGAAAGGAAATGGCAATGGGAAGGGGAAGACCGGTTATGTGACCGCTCCGGTGGCCCGCGCAAAGGCGAACCGCAAGGAGGTGATGATCAGCAGAATGCTGGAGGGCGGGCGGGTGATGGAACTCACACGCGAGGAGTACGTGCGGGACATCTTCCAGACCACGGCCAACACATTTGAGCTGGACACGGTCCCAATCGACATTACGTCGTATCCGTGGTCCAAGCAATATGGCGGTCTGTTCGAGAACTACACGTTTGACCACCTCGAGTTTGAGTATGTCCCACTGCAGGCAAGCTCCATTTCGGGGTTTGTCCTGTTTGCGCCGGATTATGATCCCGCAGACACCCACACGACCACGCTTGGCAAAGGTGATTTACTTGCCATGGATGACGCACGCGATGGAAATGCGTGGCTTGGTATGATTATGCGCTGCTCAGCAGGCAATCTCAAGAAGCGGCAGATGCTTTACACTGGCACTGTCGCAGCTGGTACCATTCCCGCGCAACTTCGCCAACATCAAGTTGGAAATCTTTTCATTGGGAAGAACACGAGTGCGTCCAGTGGCTCCGTAATTGGGGAGTTGTGGGTCCGTTACATTGTCCGCTACTTCACGCCACAGATCGTTCCGATCAAGTCCGGCGAAAATGACGATCTGGCCGATTCGGCTAGGTGCACAGGTACGTCCAACGCTGCACCCTTTGGGGCGGCTAATACCTATGCAGAAGGTGGCATTCCTGCCACCTTTTCGAGTACTGGCACCACGACGAGTGTCACCACCTTTACGTTCACACAGCCCTGGTCTGGGTATGTGACCGGGTGGCTCACGACTTCTGCCGGTATAGCGTCGATTACTCCTTCAGGAACCGCGACTTCTGCGGAAATCTTTGAGGACTCGGCGTCGCTGTCGTGGTTTGCGTGGATTGATGCAAACCAAGCTCAGACGTTCATTGTGACCATCGCCAATACGGACATTTCTGCTTCGAGCTTCATCTTCGTTCGTGGCTCTGATCGCCGCGCCTAAGCGGGTGGCAACTGCGCAAGGACCTGGTCCAGGTTCGGGCTTAACGACCCCGCGCACCTGAGTAGTTTCGAAAATATGGTCGGGCACCAGTTATCTGGAGATGCGCCATCTGTAATGTGTGGGCACCATGGGTAAAACGATCCCTTATAGGGCGTCCGTGGGTAACCCGTGCAGTTGGTAGCCTCATTCCCTGGCCTTGAAACAATAATAAACATTAGTGTAGCGTGTTTCTACATATATACGCCTGCCTTATCCATTTATGACAGCCTCGTGCCGTGCCAGCGGCTGATCTGGACAGACGCGGTGTAGCAGACCACGACTGATGTGCACGCCATGTGATGGCGCTCGACGATAGCCACGCAGACATGCGTG